TGCGCGCCTTGTCCATTTCCGCATCTGAACCTGAACCAACATATCCAAGCGCCTGCTCTTTTGATTTGGCAAGTCGGTCAAATGAGCCTGAAAGCTGTTCCATATCCACGCCCATCCCAATGGCCGCAGCTTGTAGTTTTTGATATTCTTGCGTTGAAACGCCAAGCCGCTCCGATCCGTTTTTTACCGCTTCGCCAAACTCCATTGCGGCGCGCGTGGCTTCGACAATCGCGCCAACCGCAAACGATTCCATTATGATTCCTTTGAAGCTGGTTAACCCTTCTTCAACGGATTCAAGCTCACGATAAAACCCACTCCCATCTAATCCAATTTCAGCCTGTAATTTAAGCGCCATGCGCGGCCTCCTTTTGCGATTCGATAAATGCGATTTCGTCCGGCGTCATCAGCTTGATTGCGCCCTCGTTTTCGGCGTGCTTGAAATAGTCCGCGAAGGCTTTGCAAAGTGGTTGCGTGTCAATGTCGGTTTGCATCCAGCCAAGTTTGCTGCGAAGTGTCACCTCTAGGCATTGCGCCCAATGCGCTCCGGAACTGCCGCCAGAGCGTTCCTCCCAATACTTCGGCACGGTGGATTGCTGCTCGATGTAATCCTTGAACATTTGCGCGCGATTGTTCAAATTGAAAATGCCCACCTTGCGCCCCCACGCGCGCAAGGCCGCTTCAAAGTCATTCGCGGGGAGTGGTTGTTTATACCATAGGCAGCGCAGCCATTCCTTGAGCCGAGCGAATCCGCGCAATGGCTTCGCGTCGTCCACCATCGCCATAAACTCACCGACTGGCATGGAACAAATCAGAACGCCGAGCAGCAAGTCGCCGCGCGTGGCCGGTTCGCTGGTTTCCGACACGAACGCGCACCCAAACCGCCGCAACAGTTTGTAATGACCGAGCGAAAAAGGCCGGAGCCGCAGACCTAGAATCTGCCACGGCTCCGGCATTGTCGCCGTGAAATAATCAGCGGCGGGTTTCATTTGAGATTAGGCCGGAGTCGCCGTGATGCCCGCGTGCTGTTCGAGTGTCAGGCTAATCTTGCTGGCGTCCGTGTTGCTGCCAGTCGCCTTGACGCCCACAACGAGCCAGTGAGAGTCAATCAATTCCGGCTTGGACGCGCACGCGGTGATGTTGATAATGGTGTGGAAAAGCGCAATCATCGTCGTCTGGTTCGTGATGGCCGTCGCAACATCCGTCGCGCTTCCGGGAATCCATTCAATCGTCGCCTTCTTGTGCAGGTTGTGGAAAACGCGCGTGGCGAGGTCGCCCGCCGCGCTCATCAACTGCTTCTCGTCTGTTGCCGGTTCGTAATCCGCCGAGACGAACAATCCCGCGCCGGTTAAGCCGGTCGCGGCGATGCCGTCCGTGCCGGTGAAGCCGAAGTTCACTTTGATGCCTGTTTGAGTTGCCATATTGGTTTGTGGGTTGGTGGTTTATTTTTGCTGAATCGCTTGTGCGCCGATCTGGACGGCGAGGTTGGTTTGGTTGAACGCTTGGAAAAACGCATAGACCGGAATCGTGCCGTTCGTCAGCGTGTAGCCGTAAATCGTGTCGTTCGTGGCGTTGTAGCTGCCGCACAGGGTTGCGTGCGCGAAGTTGGTATCAATGCCGAGGTAAATGTTGCCGCCCGCCGCGAAGTTCGTGCCGCCAGTGCCGATGCTTTGAATGGCAAAGGTCGTCGCTGGCACATAAACGACGCCGAGATTGACCGCGCTGCCGGTGTTCGTGGAGTTGTTGACCGAGACGACGGTGAGCAGGTTGGACGAAACGATTCCGGCTTGTGCGGATAGGCACAAGGCAAGCGCAATGATGGACGCCAGAAATTTCATTCTTGTATCAATGTGGAGAAGTCAATTTTCACGGGGTTTGGAGTGAGTAAATCCGCATTTTCATTCCGCTTTCCCAATACTCGGCGTCCTCGTTCTGGTAGGGGTTGCGGTCTAAAACCTGATAGACATAGAGCGCAGAAGATTGCAGCCCGGCGACTAGCCCGGTGTCCATCAATGCCGATTGAAGCGCGAGCGCGTTGGCTCGGTGAAAGGTCAGGGACGCGCCACCATCATCCACCACGGGAGTTTTAAGGCTGATTTCGACTTCGGCGTAACGGTTGCCGCTGAATTGCGGTTCTTCGGTTAGATCGCCCGTCACGGCGCAGACAATCCGCGAGCCGTCCTTTAGCCCGCCATCCTCACCCGCGAAGATACGAAGGCCGCTATCGCCGGTCAAATCTTCCGCCCAGGGGGATGGGCTGATGGCCGACAGGTAAGAGAAAAAAGCCGACTGGATGAGTTGCGCGTGTTCCATTTCATATATGCAATGAAGTCAAAATTTAATTGGTTTTGATGCCATGCGCCCTTGCCGCCTTCCTCATCTCGTCCTCAATGTTCTGTTTCATGCTGGCGGTTTCCTTGTCGAATGCGCGCTGTAATGCTGGTTCGCCATATTTGCCGAGCGGGTCTTTCGTGGTGCTAAACGATGCTATGGCTTCACTAACGATTTGCGCGACGGGGCGCGCCTCGGTTGCCGCCGTGCCAGAACCGCGCGCCGACTTTTTAAGCGCCCTAACATCTTTATCAATGGCGGGAGCGTCTGACTTGCGCTTGACCAACGGATCTAGCCGCTTGATGGCCGGAATCCAGCCGGACGCAAGATAGGCGACAGCTTGCTGGCGTTTGGTGATTAGCTTCTTAATCGCCTTTTTCATTTCCGCGCCGAATAGCCCCTTTTTGCCCCGCTTGCCGCGCAGAAAATTGATAATCAGCGCGGCGATTGGAGCTTCGCCGGATTGTGCGCCGAATGCGTTGTAGGTTTTGCGGGTTGCCAGTTTTTTAACCGCGCCCTTTTTGGTGTTTTTGAAAACATAAACCAAATCCGACAACGCTTTACCAATCGTTATTTTGTTTGGCCGGTATGTTTCACGCATCGCTCCGCGCGCAATGTAAAGCGCCTTTTTGTTCACGATGTCAGGGACTGTATGCCGCTTGTGGAATTGATAATACTCCTTGAGCGTCTTATCAAACTCCCGCGTGTTTATTTTGAATGAAACAGCCATTTACCTATGTGGCGGAGTCAACAACGAAAAAGACCGCCGTGAAGCGGTCTAGTTCGAGCCATTGGACGCAGTTTTATGTTAAGTAGGGCAAATCGCCCCGATGGTTTAGTGTTCCGCGTCAGGCTAGAGTGATTGGGCGGCGTCCACACACTCAAATGCGAGGTGCGAGCCGTCCGTTGAATCGTTGACCTTCTGAATCTTGTATCGCTTGCCGTCGTCATTATCCACAAGGATTGTGTTTGATTTCGGCAATGCGCCTGTCCACAACGACCGCTCAATGATAAACACGCCCGCCGTGTCCATGCCAAAGCCGCCGACGCCTAATGTCTGCGCGAAGGTGGATTTGCCAGGAACATACGGATATGTGTTCGCGCCGATGGTCAGGGTAGAAACGCCGAGGCTGCGCGGGGATTGCATCTCGCGTATCGCCCGCACAGACTCGAATTGTAATCTGCCGCCAGCCATTACAGCCCTTTCTTGCTGACGACGCTCAAGCGAAATGTGTTCGCCGTCGCGTAGTTCGTCACCGGGTTGGAGAATGCGTATTTGTAAAACGGATAGACTACCGACGTGAAGTTCGTCTGATAGCTAACCGCACTCGTCCCACTGAACGGCGCGACGATGGTTTTTGCCGTATCGGAAAACCAGCTAATGCCGTCCACCGAATTGCTCGCGTTGACCGTTACGCTGCCGGTGATCCAGTTGGACGCCACCGTTGCCGTCGCCCATGTGTTCGCCGGAGTAATAACAAGAGCGCCATTTGTCGGCACAGTGAGCGTGAACGCGGTTGCCGAGGTGTAGGCCGGCACAAGCTGGCCGGAATAGTCCGAGGACAGCTTGTTAAACAAGTTCGTTGCCGCATTAGCTGACGCCGCTCCGGTTGCCACTTGAAGCGAGTTTGTCGCCACCAAGTTCGTCACAGTGTAATAGGTCGTGTTCACCGTCGAGGCATAAGTGGACGAGTTGGTAACGTAGCTGGTCAGGTTTGGCGCGCTTCGCACTTCAACCGCCGTCGATGACGAATAGCTCAAGGTTGGTGGGGTCATGCTCCATCCGTAAGTGTTCAATTTGGCGTAGAGGTTGGTTGCGCTTGCGGCAGCACTCGCGCCAACCGCAATTTGCAACTGCGTGGTCGGCGTGTTGGTTGTCCATGTGAATACCGAGGTGTTTGTCTTAGCTCCATAAGCGCCGTCCGTGCGCGTGATGGTCAGTGTGTCGCCGTTCGTCGGAGCAGCCGACAATGTGAACCGAGCCAACGGTGCGGACACCGACAGATTCGTGGTATAAACAACCGGAGTCGTCGCCCATGTGTAGGTGTTGGTCGTTCCGTTCAATGCCAGCGCAAGTGTGTTGCCGGCGGACGGATTGTTTGTCACCGAGATCGTGCCGACCACGTTGCTTGCGCTAACGCCGGTGAAACTGACCACAGCAGAAAACTGACTGGATTCACTCACGTCAAAAACAGCCGTAGCAGTCGTGCCGCCGTAGCCGAGGTGCGTCAGTGTGTCCACGCGGGCGAAAGCAGTCAGGCTGAACGCCATTACCGCAATCAGAATTAGATTCTTTTTCATAATTATTTTTATCAAACAGAAAGGCCAGCCAGCTTTAGGCCGGCTGGCCTTTCGGGTTTAGGTTGTCAAGGTTTAGGCAGACAGCACGCGAACCAAGCTGGCCGAATCCGTCACCGCCGAGCCAAACAATGCTTCGACAGCGTAGTGAACTTTGCCGTGCAACTGGTCGGGGATGACGCGGATGCCGAGCGTCACGCCGCTGGATTCCTCGGACACCATGCCGGCGTCAATCAGCGCGGCGGTGGACTGCGGCGCGAGGTAGCGCATACCGACGCCGATGGCCTGTTTCGCGCACGCAAAGCCGGTCAGGTTTTCCGAGTTGGTCGGGATGATGTTGGATTCGATGGCCTTGCTGAAACCGTAGATGCCATTGATGACACCCTTCGTCTGCGCGTCCGGGTTGCCGACGGCGTAGGCGAGGAGGTTGTTGCTGTTGAGCAGCGAGGCGTAATTGCCGATGGACAGAATCAACGCGGAGTCCATCGCGGAAATGCCCTTCGCGGCGAGCTTCTGGCGCAGGCTGGTGACGCTGGTCGCGGCAAATGAGGCTTCCGCAACCACCAGCTTGTCGCCGGCAGCGTTACCGAAGTTCGCGGCGGTGATGTTCGCCATGACGGTTTCAATCACCTTGCGGGCGACGGATTTGCCCAACTGCGCGCCCATGCCGCCGAAATAGTCGGCAGGCGATTCGGCCAACTCCTGATCGGTGAAGGCCACGGAGTCGAACACATGGCTCGAAAGCGCGATGTCAACACCCGTGATGGTGCGGTCAGTGCCGGAGTAATCGCCGGCATACGTTCCAGCCGTCGAGGTCGGGAAAACCGGCACGCGGATGGTGTCGCCCTTGCGTGCGGCCTCGGCATTGAAGCCGACGCTGAACGCGCTGATAGGCGCGAGGAATTGGTTGAACTTGCTAATGGCGGAATCCGCAAAGATTCGCGCCTGCATCGTGGTCAGTGTATTTGCCATATATGGTGTTGGTGTTGGTTGTGGTTATTTGGTTTTCGCAACGGCGCGTTCCGCCTGCAAAAGTTTCGCAGCGTTCTTCCGCTGAAATTCGGTTTTGGCAGCACCTTCCGGCATCGCCTTGAAGTCGGCGTAAATCTGCTCGTTGGTGCGTTCGTCTTTGGCGAGCGGGACGGGTTTCGTCTGGCCTTGAGCCTGCGTGATGCTCAACGCCTTTTCGCTGGCGCGGGCTTCGACGGACGCCTCAAGTTTAATCGCGGCTTCCTTGAGCGCGGCAATCTCGGCGTCCTTTGCCTCGATGGTCTTAATGGATTCCTTCGCCGCGAGCAGGTCGGCTTCGGTTTGCGCGAGCTTGGTTTTCGCCTCGGTGAGTTCCGTGGTGAGCACCGAAAGGTTTTCCGGCTCGGCCAGTTCAAACGCCTTGAGGCGTTCCTGCGCCGCGCCGAGTTCGGTTTCCAAACGCGAGACTTCCGCGTTTGCCTTTACGATTGAAAAGAATTTGAATGCCATCTTACCGATGGCGCGAAGTCAATTTTTAGGCGTCCAAAAGGTCGGTGATGGATTCAACCAACCCGTCACAAAACCCATATTTTACCGCGTCTTCGCCGTCGAAAACCTGCCCTTGAAGATATTCGTCGGAGATTGCACGATTGCGCGTCACGGCGGCTTTGAACTGGCCGTAAATCTTGTCCACGCCTTCCTGAATCATCTTGCGCTCGTCGGCTTGCATTGGTTGGAAGCTCGCGCCGGCAAGTTTGTATTTTCCAGCACTGATGGCGTTGACCTTGACGCCTTCCTTTTCGAGCGCGGCGGATTCGTCCAGATAGACGGAATAAACGCCGACGCTGCCGACATCGCTGGATTCGGTGCAGTAGAACGAGCCGCATGACATCGCCAGCCACAACGCACCAGAGCAGCACATTGAATCGGTGAACGCCACGGTGGTCTTGCCGGTGATGTTTTGGATCTTCCGCGCCATTTCTGGCACGCCCGTAACCGTTCCGCCTGGACTGCGGAAATCAAACACCAACCGATTAACGTTGGAATCAGCCATCGCCGCATCAATCATCGTCCCAATCGCGTCGAGGTCGCACCCGCCGCACATGGTTTCCATCGCGCTCATGTGTTTGCCGATGATGCCGTGGACGGGAATAATCGCCGTGCTGCCGTCAATCGCCAGTTCGGGCGTTTCGGATTCGTCGCCGTCCGGCTCGGTCATGCCGCCGTCTAACCGCTGCTCGATTAGCTTGCGGATGGCGCGATGTTTGGCCGGCGTGATTAACCACGGCTGCTCATAGACTTTGGAAATGATTTGCGGGTAAGATTTCATTCGTTTGGTGCGGTTTGCGGCAACGCGGTTTGTGTGGTGCTGGTCTGGCTGGCCGTGGTGCGGGCTGGCGGGCGCAAGACATTCAACGCCTCTTGCAAAGTGATTCCATGCTTCTTGGCGAGTTCAGCGGCGTCTTGAAGCTCGTCGTCTGCTTCCTGTTTGCGCTGGTTGCGAACGTCCTCGTAAAATCCGCCGCGTCGGGCAATGGCATTCTTTTGCGTGCCAAGCCCGCGAGAGATTTCTTCAATGTCAATTTCAGAATCATATTTCCTGTCCGCCGATATATCGCCCGGCCCTTGATACTCCCAGCGCCACCAATCCACGTCGGGCGGGAGCAGTCCGAGCTTGATGGCCTTGCTGATGGCGTAACCGTCCACGCGGCGGCACGCCTTCTCGACGAGCCGGCGGCGTTTCTGCAAAGTCGCGTTGATTTTCTCGACGACGACACGCATGGCCGCGCCACCAGTCCCTTTCGGGTCAATCGAAAACAGAACGTCCCATTCGCTGCCACGAAACGCATCGCGCAAGGTGCGCTCTTGAAACTCTTGACTGTTCGCGCTCGGTCTGTCCCATCCGAACGCTTCCAGCTTGCTACCGCTGCCGGCCTTGAAGTAGCTTATCGTTCCGCCGTCTAGCCGTTCTGATTCGTAAGTCGCCTTTGTGCCGTCCGTGTTAAACGTCGCACTTGAGCGGATGAGGTCGGCGGCGGCGTTGGCTTCGCCGTCCTCGTTGGTTTCAATCAGCGTCTTGCTCGCAAATGCCTTTTGCGCCACCAGTTCAAACTTGCGCGATTCGTCACGGTCTTGAAGGTTGAACGCAGCGGAAGCCAAAGCAGAAAAGCCGCGAGTCTGATTCGGTGAAAGCGGGTTGAAACTCAAAAACATATCCCGCGCCGAAACGTCCACATGGTCGGCGGTGTTGCCGGGTGTGTCCTGCGTCTTGAGCCGATACGCCACTGACCGTCCAAGCTCGTCCACAATCGCGCCGTCAATCAGCCGCATCCCCGCAAACTCGCCGTCATCAACGATGTCGTAGGTGGTCGAATCAATCCGATGCGCCGGAATCGTTTGAATCATCGGGTAGCCGGAATCAGTTTCGGTCAACAGCGTGCCAAGGTCGCCGTCCACGATTGGGTTGGTGACAAGAAAACCGACGTAAGTTTCGTAGTCGTAAGGCCAGCCCGTAACGTCCATGATTTTGTGCCACTCTTTCAGCCACGCCTCCGCCGCAATGCCCCACGCCCGATTTGCGCCGACGTATTGCGGGATGAATGTCGAGGTGGCGAGGTTGGCTTGTTCCAAGACCGCGCCCTGCACTTCGGGGATGTTGTAGAACATCCAGCGACCAAGACTCATCAGCGTGCGACGGCCATAGCTGCTGACGTTGCGATGGATGTCTTTGTCCATCGGCAAAATGCGGCGGCGGTCTGGCGTCTGCCGTGCCGCCTGAATCAGCAAGTCGCCGCCCGCATATCCGCGCTGCACGCCCTTGTCGATTATCTTGAGCGGTTTGGATGCGGCCTGTTTTTTGCCGCTCTGGACTGCGGGCTTGCGTTTAGTAGCCATAGTAAGTCGGGCGGTCAAAGGTCGCTTTCGTGCGGTTGGCGGGTGAAATCTGGTCGGCTGGGTAGGTGGTCGGGTCAATCGCGTTTAGGGCGCGAAGGATTTGGCGGATGCGGTTGAGCGCGGACGATTCAATCTGCTCGCGTTTAGACACATCGCCGGAACGATTCTCGGTGATGGTCTTGCCGGCGGCATAGTCCTCCTGCGCCCTGCGAAGTTCGGTTTCGAGGTCTTGCTGCGTCCAGCCGATAAAAGGATTGAGTGCCATTCCAACAATGGCACGGAGTCAAAAGCAAAAGGCGCGAGCCGGTTAGACTCGCGCCGCGGTGTTTATTTCTTTCGCCGCTTCTTCCCCCATTTAATCGCGTCCCAATTATCGCGGACGGCTTGCGCGTTTTCCTTGCGCCGCTTTGAACCTTTGCCGCTCAT